GAAACAGGTGGTCATTTAAAGCCACCAGTTAAGTCGGGAGATAACCCTCGTAGGGCATCCTTTTTAGCACGAATGGGCAATATGCCTGGCGCTGAGATGAAAGATGGAAAGCCTACCCGACTTCTACTTTCTCTTAGAGCTTGGGGAGCATCGTCCAAGGAAGACGCTAAGGCTAAAGCCAAGGCGATCTCTAAGAGGAATAAGAAGTGAGACCAGTATCAGTCGGTAAGAATCTAACTGCTGCTACAGCTACTACGCTGTATACAGTTCCGACTGGATATTACGCTAGGTGCGTTCTCATTCATGCCGCTAACGCAACCGCTTCAAATAAACATATCACCTTGTCTTGGTACGATGCAAGTGCAAGTACAAGTATTTACATCACATTTGAGTACACATTGTCTGCTAAAACTTCACTAGCAACAATTGACTTAACAAAGTATATTGTGATGGAAGAAGGTGATTATTTAACTGCAACCTCAGAGACAGGCTCTACAATTTCTGTAATTGCTACCTTTGAAATCGAAGGGTCACAACGAACATGACTTATCTAGAACTTGTTAACGATGTGCTTGTTCGCTTGCGTGAAAGCACAGTATCTACTGTTGGCGAAACAACCTATTCTGCTTTGATTGGCAAGTTTGTCAATGATGCAAAGCGTCAGATTGAAGACACATATACTTGGAATTGCCTGTCTCAAACAGTAACAATTTCAACTACTGCTGGCACACATTCATATTCTTTGACTGGTGTTGGTCAAAAGTTCCGTGTGATGGACGCTCTAAATACAACTAGCAATGTTGTGATGGGCGATGTTCCTTTCACGAGTATGAATCGCAAATTGAACTTTGTGACTCCAGTACAAGGCATTCCATCTGAATATTGCTTCAATGGCGTAGATTCAAGCAACGACACAAAGATCGATGTTTATCCAATTCCTGATGGCGTATACACACTTTTGTTTGATGTAATCGTTCCTCAAGCAGCATTGTCATCCGACTCAACAACTGTAAAAGTATTAGATTACTTGGTTACTCAGAGTGCTTATGCTCGTGCTTTGATTGAGCGTGGCGAAGATGGTGGCACAAACTCTAATGAGGCTTATGCTTTATTCCGTGGAATGCTTGCTGATGCTATTGCTATGGAAAGCACTCGCTATCCTGAAGACAATTTTGAGGCAGTCTAATGGCATCGCAACTTCAAAGTTATAGTCTTTCTGCACCAGGTTTTTTTGGCCTGAATACTGAAGATTCGCCATTAGATTTAGGATCTGGCTTTGCTTTAGTTGCAACAAACTGTATTCTTGACCAATATGGTCGTATTGGCGCTAGAAAAGGTTGGATAAAAGTTAATTCCTCTTCTGGCAACCTTGGCGACAATGATGTTGGTGTTATCCATGAGTTAGTCCAGACTGACGGAACTCTTACAGTTCTTTTTGCTGGCAACAACAAGATATTTAAGCTCGGTAGTGCAAATGCAGTAACTGAGTTGACCTATGGTGGTGGTGGTACTGCTCCTACTATTAGTGCAAATAATTGGCAATGTGCGACTCTTAATGGGATTGCATACTTCTTCCAAACAGGGCATGACCCTCTGATTTACGACCCTGCTGTAAGTACAACTACTTATCGTAGAGTGTCTGAGAAAACAGGCTATGTAGCTACTGTTGAGCAAGCAAATATCTGCATTTCAGCCTTTGGTCGCTTGTGGGTAGCTAATACTTCATCTAATAAGACAACTGTTTACTTCTCTGATCTGATTGCAGGTCATGTGTGGAGTGGTGGCACTTCTGGTTCGCTAGATGTTTCTCGTGTGTGGCCTAATGGTGCTGATGAAGTGATGGGCTTGGCTGCTCACAATGATTTCTTGTTTATCTTTGGTAAGAAGCAAATCTTGGTTTATTCAGGAGCTTCTACGCCTGCATCACTTGTTTTGAGCGATACAGTAGGCTCTATTGGGTGTATCGCAAGGGATACGATTCAGAGCATTGGTACTGATGTTGTTTTCTTGTCAGACTCAGGCGTTCGTTCATTGATGAGGACTATTCAAGAGAAGTCTGCACCATTGCGTGACTTGTCTAAGAATGTTCGCTTTGACTTAGCATCATCATTGGCTGGTGAAACATTGGCTAATCTGAAGTCTGTTTACTCAGAAAAAGATGCGTTTTATCTGCTTGTTTTGCCAGAAACACTACAAGTTTATTGCTTCGATACTAAGCAGTCTTTGCAAGATGGCGCTTCTCGTGTGACGAAGTGGGACTCAATTGCTCCGACTTGTTTAAAGTCACTTCGTAATGGTGACTTGTACATTGGTAAAAAAGGCTACATTGGAAAATATACTGGATATCTCGATGATTCGTCTTCTTATCGATTCCTATACTACACAAACAATGCCGACTTAGGAAACCCTAACCAGATTTCTATTTTGAAGTCTATTACGGCTGTTGTGATTGGTGGATCGAATCAATATCTCACGATTAAGTGGGCTTTTGATTACTCAGGAGCTTATCAGTCAGAGAACGTATTTATTCCACCTCAAGGATACTTTGAGTATGGGATAGGTGAGTATGCCATTGCAGACTACTCAAGCGGTATTCCAATTAAAGCATTAACAAGCAATGCCTCAAGCGCAGGTAAGATTGTGCAAACTGGTTATGAGGCCACCATCAATGGTACTCAACTATCAATTCAGAAAATTGAACTTCAAGCCAAAGAAGGCAAGTTAGGATAAACCATGTCAAATTACTCAAAAAGTACGAATTTCGCATCAAAAGATAATCTGTCACCTGGCAATCCTTTAAAGATTGTTAAGGGTACTGAAATTGATACAGAGTTCAATAATATTGCTACAGCAATAGCGACCAAGACTGATAACAGTTCTGCGACTATTACTGGGGGTACGATAAATGGTGCGACCATTGGCGCTTCTACAGCCGCTGCTGGTACTTTTACCAACCTGACTGTTAGCTCTGCCGCTACGATTGCTTCTGCCGCCATTAGCGCAGGAACTATCAATGGAGCGGTAATTGGTGGTTCATCCGCTGCTGCAATTACTGGAACAAACGTAACTGCTACAACAGGTTTTAGTGGCCCATTGACAGGCGCTGTAACAGGCAATGTAACTGGTAACTTGACTGGCAATGTCACAGGTAACGTCACAGGCAATGTCACAGGTAACGTGACTGGCAATGTAACTGCCGCCTCTGGTACGTCTACATTCAACAATGTGACCATCTCTGGCTCATTGGACATGGATAGTGGTACGTCTGCCACCATTACTGGTTTGGCAAGCCCTACAAATGATTCTGATGCGGCTACAAAGGGTTATGTAGATGCACTAGCCCAAGGTATCGATGCTAAAGCCTCATGTGTTGTAGCTACAACTGCGAATATCACATTGTCTGGCACACAAACAATCGATGGCGTGGCAGTTTCTGTTGGTGACCGAGTATTGGTTAAAGATCAGTCTACTGCTTCACAGAATGGTATCTACTTGTGTGCTTCTAGCACATGGACACGCACTACTGATGCTGATTCATGGACTGATTTGGTTGCGGCTTTTACCTTTATTGAGAAGGGTACAAGTAACTCTGATTCTGGTTGGGTTTGTACAGTAGATGCAGGTGGGACATTGGGAAGCACATCTGTTACCTTTGCTCAGTTCTCTGGTGCAGGTCAGATTACCGCAGGTGATGGTCTTACTAAGTCTGGTAACACCCTTAATGTAGGAACAGCATCTTCTAGCCGTATTGTTGTCAATTCAGACAGCATTGACTTGGCTACTTCTGGTATTAGCGCAGGAACTTACCAGTCTGTTACTTTTGATGCTTATGGTCGTGCTACAGCGGGTACTAATCCGACAACGATTGCAGGCTATAACATCACAAATGCTTATACCAAAACTGAAATAGATTCAATCTTTGGTTCGACTACTGCTGCGGCTACTTCTGCCTCTAATGCCGCTACAAGTGCTTCTAATGCGGCTACAAGTGCATCTAATGCCTCTACAAGCGAAACAAATGCGGCTTCTTCAGCAACAGCGGCAGCGGCTAGTTACGACTCTTTTGATGACCGCTACTTAGGCTCTAAGACTTCTGCTCCTAGCGTTGATAACGATGGCAATGCACTTCTTACAGGTGCTTTGTACTGGAATTCAACAGTATCTACACTTTATGTGTGGACTGGATCGGCTTGGACTCAGGCGGCATTTACTGCTAATGGTTTCTTAACTGCTGCTAACAACCTGTCAGACCTTGCAAGTGCTTCTACTGCTCGCACAAATTTAAGTCTTGGTAATGTTGATAACACATCAGATGCTACTAAGAATTCGGCTTCTGTAACCCTGACAAACAAAACAATTGAAGCTGGCACATTCACTAACGGCTACACAGAAGAAACTGTAACTGCTAACACTTCTACTGCTTATACAGTTGACTTGGCTAATGGTTCGGTACAGATTCTGACATTGACTGGTAACTGTACATTTACATTCCCTACTGCTACAGCAGGTAAGGGTTTCACAATGCTTTTGAAGCAAGATGGTACAGGTTCACGCACAGTTACATGGCCTAGCTCAGTTAAGTGGCCTGCAAGCACAGCCCCTACGATTACATCTACTGCCTCTAAAGGTGATAAGTTTGTTTTTGTTGGTGATGGCACTTATTGGTGGGGAAGCAATGCTGGTCAAAACTACCTGTAAACATGAATAATTCTTACGTTTATATGTTGGTTGACCCAAGAAACAATCAGCCTTTTTATGTTGGCAAAGGCATAGAAAGGCGTTGTGATTATCATTTATGGGAAGCTAAACGTAGAACACATAAAAATTCTCATAAGTTAAATAAGATTAGAAAACTTCTATCAATTGGCGTAACTCCTCTTGTAGTTAAAGTAGAACAAAATATTTCAGATACTCTTGCAAAAGATTTTGAAATGTTACTTATTTCAGAAATTAAAGATATTGGAATAAAGTTAACAAATGTTACAGATGGTGGCGATGGAGGTTTAGGTTTAAAACCATCTGATGAAACAAAGTTAAAAACATCATTAGCTTTAAAAGGACGAATTAGCCCAATGAAAGGTAAAATTCAAACTTCTGAAGCACGTTTAAAGATGAGTATTGCAGGAAAAGGAAAAAGTAAGAAAAGAGTTACTTGCCCACATTGCAATAAAGATATAGCAGTCAACACAGCAAAGCGTTGGCACTTTGATAACTGCAAGGAAAAGAATAATGTTTAGTAGCAATAACAGTCAGGTATCTTCTGCAGCCAATTATATTGAAGACTGCTTTTCTACATACCTTTACACAGGCAATAGTTCTACCAACAACATTGTTAATAATATTGATTTAGCTGGCAAAGGTGGAATGGTCTGGATTAAAAGCAGGACAAGTGCCGCATCTCATGCTCTTTGGGATACCGCTAGAACTCCATACTATTATCTTGTTTCAAATGCCACATCAGCAGAACAATCTGTTGGCTCATCTAACGCATTAACTTCGTATAACGCTGACGGCTTTACTGTTACGGGTGGAAGTAATGCGTGGAATGGTTCTCAAAACTACGTCTCATGGACATTCCGCAAGCAACCAAAGTTCTTTGATGTTGTGACTTGGACTGGAAACGGAGTAGCGGGTCGCCAGATTAGCCATTCGCTAGGATCAGTACCTGCCTGCATTATTGTTAAGGGAATGGAAACTACTAACAATTGGCCTGTATATCACCAATCATTAGGCAATACAAAGCATCTAAATTTAAATACAACTGACTCACAACTAACAAGCGATACTTGGAATAACACTAGCCCAACAGCTACGGAATTTACGATTGGCAGTTTAAATAGTGTTAATCAAAACGGCTATCAATTTGTCGCCTACCTATTCGCCCATGACGCAGGAGGCTTTGGTCTGACTGGTACAGACAATGTGATTTCGTGTGGGTCGTGCCTCGGTTCGTCAATCAACAATCTTGGTTTTGAGCCTCAATGGGTGTTGGTGAAGTCTGCTACTAGCGCACAAAACTGGTATGTGTTTGACAATATGCGTGGGCTAACGGCAAGCAACCCTGCAACTTATGATGAAACAGGTGCGTACTTGTGGCCCAATTCTGCTAATGCAGAAGCAACATTTTCAAATGGCTTGTGTTCAATTACGTCAACAGGGTTTGATTTAGATATTTCTAGTTCTCAAACCTACATCTACATAGCCATTCGTAGAGGCCCGATGAAAGTGCCTACGGATGCGACTAAGGTGTTTAGTCCTGTCTTGCGTAACGGCACGGGTGCAAACGCAAACATTCAAAGTGGCTTTCCAACCGATTTAACTGTGTTTTTAAACCCTCCCAGAGACTGGGATGCAATGGGTAATTATTGGACTGACCGATTAAGGTCTGGACTGAAAAATTTGACTAGTACCGCAACCAATGCTGAAGGTAATTGGAATAATGTTTTCCAAAACAACAATGGTTTTGATACTCAAAATGGAGTGTTAGTCACCAGCGATGTGGCACAAGGCGTAATTAACCATAGTGGCACTTCATATATCAATTGGATGTTTAGACGTGCCCCTAGCTTCTTTGATGAGGTTTGCTGGACTTCAAATGATGCTTACCCACAAGTTTTAAACCATAACTTAACTGTTGCGCCAGAACTTATTATTCGCAAACCAAGGTCTATTGCTGATGAGTGGGCTGTGGGCTTTGATTTCCAAACATCAAGTTACAAAAAGATGGCTTTGAATACAACCGCAGCACAAACATCATATGGTTCGTATTCAAGCGGTGAGTTCCCTGGAAAGCCTACTGCAACACAGTTTACAGATCAAGGATCATCTGCTGGTCGCACATTTGTCGCCTACCTTTTTGCATCCTGCGCAGGGGTTTCCAAAGTAGGCTCATACACAGGCACAGGAACAACACTTCAAGTGAACTGTGGATTCACGGCAGGTAGCCGTTTTGTTCTAATCAAGCGCACAGACTCTACTGGTGACTGGTATGTCTGGGATTCCGTACGAGGAATTGTGAGTGGCAATGACCCTTACTTGCTCTTGAACAGCACAGCAGCCGAAGTAACATCTACAGACTACATTGACACATACAGCGCAGGGTTTGAGATTAGTTCAACTGCGCCAGCAGCCATCAATGCAAGTGGTGGTAGTTATATTTTCCTTGCGGTGAGTTGAGCATGACAAAAAATATATTCCGCAAACGTTATACGCAACATAAAAGCAACGCAAAAATGCGTGGCGTTGACTTTCTATTCACATTTGAGGAATGGAAAGACTGGTGGATTGCAACAGGAAAATGGGAACAACGTGGAAAATTGCGTGGGCAATATGTAATGCGTAGGCATGGTGATGTTGGCTCATATTCAATTGATAATGTTTTTTGTGGTGTTACAGAAGAAAATGTCAGAGATGGTAATTTAGGCAAAGAAATTACTGTTGAAACAAGAAACAAAATATCTGCATCAAATAAAGGCCAATCTCATCCTTGGAGTGTTGGTGACAAAAATCCAATGCACAGACCAGAAGTAAAAGCAAAAATGTCTATTGCTGTTGGTGGCGCTAATAACTACCGAGCAAAAACTGTAATTTGTCCTTTAGGTGTTTTTGGTTCTACAACTGAAGCATCCAAAGAGTTAAACATCCCAGCAGTAACTATTCAATGGCGTTGCCGTCATAATAAAGCTGGCTGGTCATATTCAGCATAAGGAATCATCATGCAAATCAGAATTCGTGAATCTGGCGCAGTCATGTACGAAAGTGAATTTCGTGCATTACACCCAAACACATCCATGCCACAACAATTGAGCGAAGAATTGCTTAATGAATTTGGTGCTGATGTAGTGTTTGAAGGCCCACAAGCATCAGGCGGTACTGTTTACCAATACTCTCAAGCACAAGGTGTTGAGCAAATCAATGGTAAGTGGTACACAAAGTATGTTCTTGGCCCTACCTTTATTGATACTGTTGTAGATGGTGTAACTACTACAGCCCTTGAGCATGAGAATGCTTATAAGGCTCAGAAGGATGCTGAACAGGCTAAGAGTGTTCGTGCTACTCGTGATGCTAAGTTGGCAGAAACTGACTGGCGTTTTCGTAGTGATATGACACCTTCTCAAGAGTGGATTGACTACTGCCAAGCATTGAGAGATGTTCCTTC